CCTCCGCCACCACGTCGCCCATCCCGCGCGCTATCGGCTCGATCTTCTCCGGCAGCTCGATCAGGAAGGGCTCGATTCCCGTTAGGTGCGCGGACATGTCCCGAAATTCCAGGTTCATCCCCACCAGGCGCTGCTGCGCTGCCGTCAGCCCGCCACCGTCTCCGCCGGCCAGCTGGTTGTTCAGCTCGCTAATCCCCAGGGCTGCGCGCGTCGCTCCCTCCGCCATCGCCTCGAAGGCCATGCCGCTGGCGTTCTGGATGTCCACGAACGAGCCAGCGAGCTCCAGGCCCAGGTCGCGCGTCTCACCGAACTGCGCAGCTGCACCGGCCAGCGTCTCCTTCGCTGCGGAGATGTCACCACGCAGCAGCTGGAACGCAGCACGCACCACGCCCCCGATAGACTCGCCCAGGTTGAACGCCGCACCGATCACCAGGTGGATGGCGTCAAACGTGAATTTGAAAGACTCCACCGCCACGCGCGCCCAGGCAGCCACCACCGGGCCAGACCCTCGCAGGCTGTCCGTGAACTTCTCCATGCCGCTCACACCGCCGCCCAGCTCGCCCAGGAACACCTCGAAGGCAGGCAGCAGCGCCGTGGCCAGCGCCTCCTTCACGTTCGCGAACTGCGCACCCAGCTGGCGCGCACGATTCGCTGCGCTGTCCTGGGTCCGCGCCAGGTCGCCAATGGCCACCCCCGCCTTTTCGGAGATGATGGACATGGTGGCGGCAGCCTTCGCCTCCTGGGTCATCGCCTTCTGCACGTCCCAGCCGCTCATCGCGAGAGCTCGCTGCTTCACGTCGGCCTCGGAGATCACGATGCCCAGCCGCTTCAGCTGCTCGCGCTCGCCCGTCACTGCGGCCTGGATCGCGTGCGCAGTCTCCGCCACCGGGATGTTGTTAAAGCTGGACAGATCGCCGGCGAGCTCCACGGCCTGCTGAGCGAACGCAGCGCTGGCAGCCTGGGCCATCCCCATCCCCTGGCCTATGGCGCCGGTGGTCGCCAGCACGTCCTGGGCTGCCGTCCTGGAGAGCCCCGCCATCGTGGCGAAGTCGTCGATGAACTCCTGGGCGGAGTCGCTGGCAGCTCCGAAAACTGTATCAAACTTGCTCTGCGTCTCGCCCGCTGCGCTGCCCAGCTCGAACAGCTGTTTACTGACCAGGGCGATGCCGCCGGCTCCAGCCAGCACGGCCATCGAGCCGGCCAGCGTGATGCTCCCAGCCTCCAGGGTGCCGAACTGCTTGCGCAGCTTCTTGCTCGTCTGCTCCAGCCCGGTCAGATCCTTCACCGCGCTCTTCGTGTTCGCCACCACGCTGATGGCGAGCTTCGCCAGGCTTACGGTCGCCACGTTACTTCACTCCCAGGCGCAGCTCGCGCCGCAGTCGAGCAGCCACCGCTGCCAGGATTTCAGATTCCCCGGACTCCAGGGCCTGCCGCATGAACGGCTGGGGCGCCATGTACCTGGTGCCCGTCTCGTGGAAGGTCAGATAGAAGCCGCGCCCGGTCGGGCCCACGTCGGCCTGCACGAATGTGGGAGAGCTCGCTGCCACGTTCGCCGCGATGAACTCGAAGGCGTGCGGGTTATTCTCACCGCGTGGCGCCAGGGCCATAGCGTACTCCTGCGCCACCTCGCCGCCCTCCTCCACCGCAGCCATCAGAGCTCTGCCCTGGATGCGGTCAGGCATCACCCGCAGCTTCTTCACCAGGTCGTCCATGCCTTCGACCTTCGCGGAGAATTTCACGCCGGCCATGTTACCGGCCCCGCCTCTTCGCGAGCAGCCGGCGCACGCTGTCGTGCTCCATCTGGGTGTGCCTGGCCAGGTTCCGGCGCCTGTACTCTTCGCGCCACACTTCGAGCTCCAGCTGGTCCATCTGCATCACCTGTTTAAGAGTCATGCCCAGGAGCTCAGCCACCCACAGAGAAAGCCGGCCACCCGGCAGGTGGCGCGTCAGTTTCCCGGGTCAGCTCCCAGGCCGTTCAGTCGCTGCACCACCCGCTGCACCTTCTGGAAGACGCCCACCGGCCACTCCTCCAGCTCCTCCGCTGTCACGTCGACCAGCTGCCCATCGTCAGAGCTCGCCGCGATAATCGCCGCAGTCAGCTCGCGCTCCGGCTTGCCCTCGCTCTCTGACACCAGCCCTTCCAGCTCGGCCACCGTCAGAGAGCGAAAGCCGTACTTTTTGCCGTTGAGCTCCACCACTTCGCCATCTGCCCAAAATCGACCTTTCGCCATCGTTGCCCCTGCGTTGTTGGTTACGTGCTCGTGCTGCGCGACAGACTGCCAGCGCTGACCAGCGAGAGCGTGAATACGGAGCGCTCGCCCCAATCGCCCTCCGCAGGCCCGAAGCTCTCCAGGAGCGCCGTGCCTTCGTACAGCGGATTGGTGGCGCCCACTGCGTCCGTGCTGCGCGGATACCAGCGGCAGACCACGGTGGAGCTGCCCACCAGGGCGAAGAGCGCACCGTCGACGGCAGCGGAAAATTCCGCGTTCATCTGCACGCTGACAGCCCAATCCTTCACGCCGCCCTTGTTTATCTGCGTGTCATCGCCGTAGGCGCCGAACGGCACCGCGTTGGCTTCGTATCCCCAGGTCAGGCTGAAAGCCTTCTGGGAGAGGTCTAGCCCGCCAATTTTGATGAACGGGTTCAGGTAGGGGCCTTCCATGTTCTGCTGCTCCTATTCGGCGTGATGGATGTTCCACTGCTGCAGGATCCGAAAACTCTCACTCTGGTCTTCGTACCAATCCCGCTCCGTGTTCAAAAACGTGCCCCTGATACTTCCCTGGCTCTGGTTCTGAAGGGCCAGGCGAACCTGCTCTGCCACGTCCAGCGTCTGCCTCTCCGTCGTGCCGTACACGTCCAGCTGCACCTGCACGTCCGCGTGCCCGGACTCCCTACCATAGCCAGGCCAGCGCCTCGCTGAAAGCCGGAACAGGGTAACCGCCGGCAGCGTCTCGTTCTGCTTCAGCTTGCCGAACGGGCGCACGCGGTCCATCGGCACCAGGGCCACGAACGCCGTGGAGCTCGCCAGCATGGTGCGCAGTCCCAGGTACACGGTGTCTTCTGCCATCAGGTTCTCCGCACGCAGGTGAGCACGATGGAGCGCTTGCGTCCCATCTCCGGGTATGCGTCCTCCAGATCCCAGGCTGGGCTGGTCGAGCTCGGGAAGCGCACGCGGTACGTGCCGGCCCCGGTCGCTTCAGTCAGCGGAGACGTGGTGGGATTGTACCGGATCCGAAAGCTGCGCCTGGCGGTGGCCTGCTCTCTCGCCTCGCTGAAGCGCTCCACCCCAGCCTTCGGCATCACCTCCGCCCTGGTCTGGTGAAACGTGCTCCAGCTCTCCGTGGGCGCTCCTATGTCCGTGCTCGTCGTCACGGTCAGCACTTCGATCCACAGCCGCTCCGACAGACTCCCCGCGCGCACCATCCCGTTACACCTGCGCCAGCGGGCTGCGGTGCATCTGCATCAGACTCTTCGCAGAGAAGGGCACTTCGCTCGCAATCGTCCCCGTCACCACGGCCTCGCGATTCGCGAACCAATGCGCGCCGGTCAGCAGCGTGGCCATCTTCGCCCAGGCCGGGGCGCCCGTCGAGCTCGTGCTGTACCCCACTTCATAGGTGAGCCGGATGGGCGCAGCGCTTCGCATCTCCACCGTGGGCCACTGCTGGCCCGTCTTCAGGATGATTGCCGCAGGATCCTGGGTGTGGGTGCACCACCAGGCGGTGCTGCTCACCTCCTCCGTGTACCCGGCACCCTTCAGGCCGTAGCTCACCACGGTGCCGGTGGAAGACCAGACGGGGCCCAGGGCCATCGCCAGCGGAGCCCCCACCGGCCAGGCGTCATAAAATTGGCGGATCGTCTGCTTTATGATGCGCCGCCCGCTGTACGCCTCCACCGCCATCCGTGCGGCCTTCATCACCAGCTGGGCCTCCGCCAGCTCGCTGTTCTCTGTTAGGTGCAGGTGCGCCAAAATCTCCGCGTCGCTCACCGGCTCCGCTGCCGGCTTCACGCTCGTGGCGTAATTCAGACCACCCAGGGATGCCCGGTATCTATCCTGCCAGTACATCGCTCACTCTCCCGCCCCGGGTCAGTAATTACGCAGCAGCCACTCCAGAATCTGCTTAGCTCCGGCCCCGTTGGCCAGCGCCAGGTCGCTCTGCCGCTTCATCTCCTTCGCCTCCTCCTGCTGCCTCATCGCCAGGTCCAGCTTGTACGTCAGCTTATCGGCCAGCTCGTCATCCATGAAGCCGTACAGCGTCCTGCTCTTGCAGAGATCCGACAGCGGGGGGATGTGCACGTCGATGCCGGCACCCTGCGCCAGGCCCACCCAATACTCCACGCCTGGGCGCTGCAGCGTGTACTCCTCTTCGGTCGCCATGTCCACGCCGTAAATCGCAATCTCCTCCGCGCCCTGAACGATGGCCAGCGCCAGCATGTAGCTCACGCTGTTCGTGTAGTAACGCTGGGGGAACGTCTCCAGCATGCGGT